AAGGATTTAAGAAGTTCTTTAAGACGTTTACTAAGGTTGCCGCAGAGGGCATCAAGTGGGCATCTGAAAAGATTGCTGACGGTATCAAGTGGGTCATCGATCTGATCACGGGAAAGGTCACTCTGCCTGGTGCCGGCGTTGCACAGGGAACTTTGGGATTCTTAGGCGAGGCACTGATGCCTTTGCTCGATGCATTGAAGCATGCTGGCAAAATGATTGGTCCTCCTCTCATGGGATTGTTGAAGACAGTCGGAGGGATGATCAAAGACTTTTTGATGAGTGATGGATTCCTCAACGTCATCAAACCAGCATTGCCTTATGTCGCTGCGATATTGTTTGGTCCTGCATTCGCAAGGGCGGTATTAGGTGCTATCACAAGTAGCCTGGTCAGTGGCGCAGGTGGTTTCTTAGCCTCAGGCGGCAAGAAAATGATTGAGAAATTGACCGGTCAAGCGCAAGCTGTCGCTGATTCTGCCAAAAAAGTAGGAGGCGGTGGTTCTGCTAGCGATGTCAGCAAGGTTGGCGATGTGAACAAGGCTACTGGTGAAGCGATCAAACCCACTGGTAGCAAAGATTGGGGAGTGAAAGACGCCGTCAAATTAGGGGCGAAACTTGTTGCTATAGCCGCGGCGCTCGCCATTGGCGGTGTCATGATGGCTCTGTCTGTTGGACAGATGAAAAAGATTCTTAGTTCTTCAGGCATCAATAAACCTGAGGATGCCGCAGCACCTTTGATGGTTTTAGGCGTCATGGTCTTGGCAGCAATTCCTTTGATGTTTGCCATGAAGCTTGCAGACAAGGCTGGTTCAGCGTCTGAGATCATCAAAGGTGGTGCAGTGATTGCGCTAGCGGTTGGCATTGTCGGCCTTGTCGGCACCGGCCTAGCGTATGTCATGAAGCAAGTTGGTAAGCCGGCTGAACTTCAAGCTGCCGGCGACTTGATGTTGAAGATGTCTTTGGTGTTCTTGGCGATGGTACCGTTGATTCTTGCATCAATGGCTATCGGCGCACTAGCGTCCGGACCTCAAGCCATCGCTCTTGCTGCGGCCGCAGCCGGATTAGTAGTCATCGGAGTCGCTGTAGGTGGAATGGCCGGAATGGCTGTTGGCATCGTAAAAGAACTTTCTGTATTGCAGGTCGATGCCTCGTTCCAGCGCAAAATTGATGCATTCCTTAGCATCATGAAATCAATTCAAGCTTTTACTGAAACTCTGGTAAAAGTCATTGATTTGATGACGCCGACGTTTACAGAATTTGTCACTGGTAACAGTCAAAGTTTTTCAAAGAAGGCAGAATCTGCGCGCGGTCTCATTGGTGAAATGATCGGTTCAAGGGACAAGCAAAATGGCATGATCGGCATCGTCGACACGGTCATGAAAGCCCTTCGAGAGTTAAACTTCGGCACAGGAATGGGCGAGAAGGCATCTATTTTTGCCTCTGTTTTGACAGCAATTGGCGCTGTCATGACGGCGATGACGCCTCCGCCAGGTTTCTTTGAAGCGGGTAGTACCTTCTTGGCTGGATTATCAGGTCCAAAACCTTTTGCCGACCTCGCGACGGATGTCAACACGTATATGAACAATATGCGTACTGGCATCATGACGATGATCAATGGCGAAGGTGGTAAGGGCGGCATCATTGAGATTATCAAGACGCTAAGCGAAATTAATATTCCAAACACAAAAGCTACCGAAGTTGTCGGTGCATTGATGGGATCTATCGCCAATGTCATGAAAGCAATTACACCTTCAGGTGACACTCTCAAGGGTTTCACAAAGTCTGTAGAAGGCGCGCTTGTGGCTGTCGGTCCTTTGAAGATCGGTTCACAATCAATCAGTAAGCTCGACACCGCGGGTATGGCAGATTCTATGCGCGCTATGGGTGAATCGATGAAAAATATCTTGCCAACACTTACGACTGGTGTGTTGGCGGGCGTGTTGGCAACGACAAAAGACATGAATCCCGCTGACATGGAAAAATTGAAGGTCGCCGCAGAGGTTCTCAAGACATCGATCGACGCAGGAAAGCTAATCTCTGAGGCGTTCAAAGACGGAGGGGCTGCGCCTGCAATCAATCCAACCTCTATCGATTCATTGACGTCGATGCTTCCTGCTGCATTTGCGAAGGTCGCCGACCTTCAAAAGAACATCGGAGCGTCAGTCAATGCCACCAGCTTGCGAGCCTTTGGTAAGAATCTCGGTGACATGACGTCTGTCATCAAAGGCGACGGAAAAGGTGGAGTCACTGGAGCTCTGACCGCGATCGGCGACATGATCAGCCAGGCCAATGCTCTCAATGAAGCCCTGAGCAGTTCTAAGAACGTCATCGACATCAAGGCAAAACTTGGTCAAGTTGCGTCTGCAGTCGGTCTTGGTGGCAAGGCTTCGTATACTGTCAATCCGAGTAAAGAAGTAAAGATCACTGTCAATCTGCAGGTCACCATGGACGCCGGCGTCGTTGAGCGTGTCATTATTGAACGTAAAGAGTCTATCATTCGCGATCGTCTCAACTTTGCAACCAATTCACCGCATGATAAAGGCAATAGCGTCATCTCTGATACGCCCGGCGCAACACCGCGTGAGATCAAATCAACCGGCACTCAGTGATAATGTAAGATTGAATTATGAAAAATCGACAAGATTTCATCAAGCACTTACGTCAATCTGACAAGTTTAAGGCCGCCTTATCTGCGGCCCGTACGCCAGAAGAGAGAGCACAGGTCAAGGCTTTGACAGAAGAATTTGTTGGTGGCTTTGCAGACGTCTTAGGGCCAATAATCGAGCGCGCTCAAAATGATCCTGAATTTGCTCAGCAATTAGGACGGTCGCTAGCCGGGCAGCAGATCGTACTTAGAACAAGTGATTCGGTCATTGCCGGATCAACGGACTAAAGATGGCGAACAACACAGGACCAGGCGGCTTTGACGTCGACGGAAAACAATACACGTTTGACACCGGTCTTTCAGAGGCAGAGGGTGGCGAGCAGGGCCTTGCACAAAAAGGCGTTGATGTAAGCAAGTCGTACGTCGATGATAGTGGTAAACCCAAAGATCTGACGACAAAGACCAAGACGACCTTATCTCAGTATTTGAGTAAGGCGACAAACGGTCAGAGTGAGGCGACTCCTGTTCCCAATCGTTATCCGATTGATCCGTCCTATAATGAAATCAGAACGACTACAAAGGATGGTTTACCGACCATCCAAACGCCCGGGGCACCGCCGCCCGCCAACAGCAAAGCCTTTGCGCCGGCGCCTGAAGAGTACACCTCATACACGCATGATTATTCAAAAATCACGACCGGTCTAAAGAAAGGCAAAGGATCCGCCAACGCGAAGGACGGCAATGATCTGTTGTCTGGTCTACCTGGTGACACTAGTTTCATTGCTGAACCTGGAAAGATGACAGGCGTTGGCTCACAAGGTGTCAAGGCACTTAAAGGTCATCCTGACACTGCGTCGATCGTCAAACCTTATGTATCTGCAGTTCTTGGTAACAATCGTTTTGCCGCTGCGGGAACCAATGCTCAAAAGCCTTACGTAGACACGATCAATAATGGCGCCGCAGGATTCAATCCTGTTTTTTTGAAACAGCCCAGATTGGGTGTTTACGACAAGAATGCTACGGGATATAGCGCTGAACGTGTCGCCGCTGTCGGTCCATTGTTGACCATGCGCGCCGGAAAAGAACTCAGCGCAGCATCGGATGGTGCTAACCCAAATGACGGTGGCTTGCAAGCAAAGGCGCTTCTACCAGGCGTGGGTCAAATTGGCTTGACTCGTATTGAGCAGCAGGTATTGCTTGCTTCTGACGTCTTGGCTTCATTGACTTCTGATGAACTGGATGAGGTCAATGTCATTAGTCCTGGCGCGCTGTCGTGGGGTCAACTCAATAACGTCAATGATCCATTCAGCGGCACAGATGCAGTGGGCATGTTGATTCTGTCTACGGCACTGGTCGCCGGCGTCGAGCTGTTGATTGATGGCTTGAGCGTCATTTTGGGAACTATAACGCCATCAACAAAAGGCGCAACGAAAGATGCACAAGGCCGCTATAGCATGGGCGAGTACATGGCTAGTGGCAAGCAATCTAAGGGCGCTTCTGGAGGAGGCATCGGAGGGGCCCTCACCGCCCTCACGTCGCTCAATTTTAGCGCCTTATTGGGTATCCAACCCACCAACTTTCCATTTAATCGTGCACTCACCACAGGCCTCAATGCCTTCTTCGGAATTCCTGACAGTAAGGGCGGAGGAATTGGGCTAAATCAGCTTGTCGGTGCGGTGACCTCGAGCGCGGACAGCCCGGGCTTCAATGTTGTCGTCTGTCGAGCGATCATCAGGAGCAGCTTAACGATTGTTGATAAATTGAAGAAGATCGGCGGCAATGTGATGAATGCTATCACTCAGATTTTGTCGTTGATCGACACTCTTAAGAGTTCAAAGATCATCGCTGCGTGCAACATTTTTGCTCATCTTGGCGATGCAATTCTGTCTAATCCTGAGGATTTTATTGATAAAGATTCTGGCGCGACATCTAAGATGAATGACGAAGAAAACAGTCATAACGCAGTCGCGAAAAATCGTTTAAAAGGGTCACTGAAATTAGCTTGGGCAGCAAATAGGGCACCATCAAACTTGTTGATCCCGGCAAATATTTTTGCCGCATCTCTTGTTAGTAAAGATTTAGGGCAATTTAATATCACTGCTGGATTGAGAAAAGATCCTTATTCACTAAATGAGACGCGAGTTGTTGAGCCGGCTGATGCTGGTAGAATTTCTTCTCAAGATGCATATGCAATGGAAGAAAAGCTTGAAGCGTCTTACGTTCCATTTTATTTTCATGATGTCAGAACGAATGAAATGGTATCGTTTCATGCATTTCTTGCTTCTATGACAGATGATTACACCGCCAATTATGATAAGGTCGATGGTTTAGGTCGTGTAGAACCCGTTAGAATCTACAAGGGAACTGAACGTAAAATCAGTATGTCGTTTTATATTGTTGCAACTTCGATGTTAGACTTCGATGAAATGTATTTGAAGATCAACAAGTTGGTGACGTTGGTCTATCCTCAGTATACTAGAGGCGTCCAATTGAGCGATGCAGATTCGAAGTTCAAATTTACACAACCATTCAGTCAATTGGTTGGCGCTTCACCGTTGATTCGTTTGCGTTTAGGTGATTTGATTCGCAGCAATTATTCTCTGTTTGCGCTCGGCCGTCTATTTGGTATGGGTGATCCTGATTTCACACTTGATGGAAAGGCGTTCACAGGCGGTCAAAAAATCAATAAGGATGTGATTGAACAATACACGAAAAAGATTCAACAATTGTTTCAAAATCCATCTGGCGATGCAAAATTTTTTCCTACAACAGGATGGTTTTATCCGATCTTTTCTGACAAAGGAGGCGGCGTTGGCAATGATGGTATGACCATTCCAACACCACCAAATCCTCTTGGTGGATCGAATTCAGGCCCTGAATTCGCACCGCAATTTCATCCTTCTTATACACATGCTCCTGGGTGTTTCATGATCAAAGTGAAAAAACTTGATCCAGACAATCCTAACATGGTTATCGGTGAAGTTGTCATGAACGATGAACCAAATTTCTTGAAAATGTATCCCGGTGTCAAGAATTACGTCAAACGCAATTTCGATAACGCTGAAAGACCTCTATACAGGGTCATCGGTATGACATACAAATTTCCGATCACGTGTTTGACGCCCACGCCTCAAACTTTGGACAAAATTTCGCCAGAACTAGCGGGATTGGCTGGTCTGCAACCAGATTCTGAATTTGGCAAAAAACTAGCTGAATTTCTCAACATAAACAACAACGCGATTGCCAAATCATTCCAAGACACCGGCGGAAAAGGTCTCGCAGGTTTCATCGAGAGTATGAATTTCGACTGGTTTGACAAAACAACTTGGGAACTTGAGCCTGGTAAAAAAGCACCTAAGATGTGCAAAGTAACCATCAGCTTTGCGCCAATCCATGATATCACGCCAGGTCTTGATCACAATGGTTATAACCGCGCGCCCATCTACCCAGTTGGTTCCATGGCTCCAGGGCCGATGCCATATCAGAAAACCCAGAAATGATGCATCATGGCATTCAGTAGATACGCTAGATCACCTATTCTTGATTATGGATCTCAGTATGGAACATCACGAACACGTGAAGCAATCCAGACGGCGATCAAAGAGGGACGTATCAGCATCCGAACGATAGTAGTTCGTGGCGTTGAAAGACTTGATACGATCGCAGGTAGTGTGTATGGCGATGGAAGATATTGGTGGATTCTCGCCGCGGCTAGTAACATTGGTTGGGGCATGCAAGTTCCACCAGGAACCATCATTCGGATCCCAGATCTGGGCGACATCGCCGCGATCATAGGTTAAAATGCCAGCAGACTTCAAAACTCTAGACAACATTTTTCACGCTTTCACGTCGGCAGACCTAACCGGTAAACAATTGCCTTCATTGGGCGGTTCGTTGTCAAAAGTGCGGAATGTTAACATAGCATTGCTCGAGGTGCTCGAAAATAACGGCCGTGGAGTGTTGACTGCAAATGATGTCATAAAACAGTTTGAAGAATTGAAGAGTAAGTCAGAGGACAAAGAAGGTTTTTCAAAATTTCTTACGATGTTTACGCTTGACACAGTCGTTGACTTGGGTAAACATTCTGAAAAAGATGGCACATCAGTTAGCCTTGATGATGGAAAACACATCAAAGTTTCTGGTTTGCGTGAAGTCATTGGCAAAAATTTTGTTAGTGAAGCAACGAAATTGCAGGCCAGCATGTTCTTGTGCCGTTCTCCATTTTTCAATCCAGCTGTTAGAAATTGTAAAACGGCAGAGATTTTCTTGAATTCGATGCCCAGCACAGTGTTGTCACAGCTGGTTCCGTATATGCAAGTTGAATTTCAGTTGACGCGTGATCCAGGTGATCAATTGCAAGCCTTGAGTCAATTAAAGCTTTTGTTGGGTGCTGTGAATAAAAAAGATCTTGGTGGCGCAAATAAGGCCATGGTAGAGGGTCATCAAATTTCCGGAAAACAAGGCGATACGAAAGCACCCGAAGTGGATTTCGTCGGTATGGAGATCTTCACAAGTCCTCAAACTCTTACCAATCCGAGTCCTAACAGCAGTGTTGGTACACATGGCACACGATACGTTGACATCCTCGATCCATTTCGGCCTTTTGCAACGTTAGAACATGTCAACATCACGGCTACACCTTCAGGCGCAGGATTCTACTGTTATAAAAAAGCTTCATTAACACTTAAAATTCATGATCGTTCACGCCTGAACGAGATCAGTGATTTGATCCGACCTCGAGTTTATACCGGTGTGACACTGTGGATGACATATGGTTGGCGCGCCCCGAACCACGCCGATCGCAATCCGTACTTTAGCTACATTAACGACAACATGATGATGCGTGAAGCATATCACATCATCAACAGTAATTTCTCATTCGACACAAATGGCCAGGTGACGCTTACTCTTGAATTGTTCACCAAAGGCGTCGCTGAAATACGAGAACTCAAGATCAGTGACAATTCAAATGATATGTCTTTTAAGGTTGGTGAATTACAGCGATTGATGGAGCAAGTTTCCATGTATCGTCGTAGATTACACCTAGATTCAGCATCAGGAACCAATAAAGAAGTCCGTCCATTTCAGATTTTGGATGCTGCAGAGACTGGCGAAATATTTGACATGTCAACAGATGAAATCAATAAGAAGATTGACATTCTGAAAGCATCGTTTAACAAAGCTAGTAGTGCTACCAAAAATGACATTAATGGACTAATTGACACTCTCAAAAAAATAAGTGAACCAGCCGCCAAAGACAAGAAAAAATTTGCGTTCAAAGAGAATTACAAGACTCGTGTTACGGCTATCATTCAGGAAATGTTCAACGAAGTACAGACCGGGCCAGATCCGTTTTTGCCCGGCGAAGGGAAAAATGGTACTCCTGAATTGATTGCTATCATTAATGGAATACAGAAGACACCCGCAGCAAAGCCAGAATCTGGTGGCCGACGATCTATTGTTTCATTTGGAAAGCTGTTTTCTGTTTTCGCTCTCAGATCAATCATGAGCATCCCGGAAACAATTGATGAAGTTCAAGTCTTCTTTTACAGTCTAAATTCAAAATGTGGACCCGTTAGTGAACATAGCGTTGCAGAATTTCCCATCGACATAAACATTTTTCGTGATCAATTCGCACAAGAAGTAACTTCTAAAGGCGGCGAAAAGATGACGCTCGAGAGTTTCTTGGCTCTGTGTATTAACGCACAGTTTCTAGATGATCGCGCTGTCGGATATGGTCTTAGAAGCTATTTTTCGCCTTACGAATCCGGAAAAGAAGCATCTGTCAATAAAAGTTCAGATAAAGCTTATCAAATTAAGTTAACAGAATACTCGACAAAGTACGGTGCATTCCACAAACCCGTAATCGAAATGTTCATTGAGACGTCGCATGAAAGAACGTCTCAAGCGGGTGATAGCGACATTCTGCAATCGTTGAATTACTCTGCTAAAAATGTCAAAAGTAACATGGCATCTTCTTCAAAGAAGATCATGCGATTACACATCTATGACAAACAGACGAACGCTAATCAAGCCGCCGGTGCCCTACTTCGAAGTGTAGATGCAAAAGGAAATAGCATTTACATCACATCGACAAAAGACGTAGAAAAGGTACTTGCAGAAGGTTATCAACAACCAGTAGGTGCTGGTTTAGAGCATGTTACCAAAACAACGGGAATCAAAATTAAACAGGACTTGGAGAGCGGAAATATTTCGATTGCCAGTGAATTTGTCAACAACAAGATGATCAAAGATGTTGTGTCCAAACTTGTTCCTACGATTCGATTTGGGTCAAATGGCAGCACTATCATCACTGCAAATCTCGCATCAAAGGCTGATCCATTATTGTCAACTGTTCAGATGCAGAAGACTATGACTGTCAAAAATGGTGCTGCGCCTAATGGTTCAGGCGAAATGGGACTCCCAATACGAGTCATTCCAGCGCAGTTAACTATGACAACGATGGGTAATCCGTTAGCGTGTATGGCACAAAATTACTTCGTTGACTTTCAGACAGGTACCACACTCGACAACCTCTACATTGTCACGGGTCTGACACATACGTTCTCACCAGGCAAGTTCGAGACTTCATGGAACTTTGGTTATTCTGACGGTTATGGTGTCTTCGAGGGTGCCCCTGATATCATCAAGCAAGTCATGAATATGATTCCTAAAAAAGAGACGACCTGACCATGTAGAACTGTCTGACGATGTGTTACATTTGTGACAGTGACCAAGTTCTGTCTAGACAATAGCCTCATCGGAACAAAACAACATCTCATCGTAGATGATGGTTCCTTTTGTTGGTCGCCTAAGGTTCCTTCGCGTGCCTGGCACCTCAGCGGTCAGACAAAATTCGACAGCGATCGATGCCTGGACACGGCTTTGAAATTGTCCGGAACGCCATTGAACGTCGAACCTCCGGAGGCATTTGTCAAGTCAATGTCAGTGTTGACCGGGTCAACAGGTCATGTTGTTGTGCCATGGCAAAAGGTGATGCCGGCCAGAGAACACCAGAGCTTCATCAAGCGTTTGATCAATGAAACAGTAGTAGCCATGGACACTGCTGCACTGGATTATTACAAGGGCACCTGGGTGACTGGGAATCATGTTCTATCATCTCTACAACCTGCCGCGATTGACAGTCAGACATGGCGAGATCTCGTGGTGTCGGGTGAAGGCAACGTTGCAGCGACGAGGTCATTTGAACCCGGACCCGATGGACTGGCGAAAGTGCCACGCTATGACAGATTCAAGACGCTCACAGGAAGACTAACGGTGGGATCTGGACCTCAGATTTTGACACTGAAACGCGAACATAGAAGTATGATTCGATCTGTTTATGGTGAACAGGGAGGAATTTATAGTCTTGATTTTGCAGCGCTAGAGGCTCGAATTCTTCTTTATGAGTACGGTCGAAGGTGTGATGAAGTCGATCTCTATGGAATGATTGCTCGTGAATTGGGATACGATCGTAAGGCCATCAAAGGAGCTGTCATCAGTGAACTCTATGGGAGTTCAAAAGTTGCGCTCGGAGTTCATCTTGGCATCAAGGGAAAAGAACTGGATTCATTCGTTGCCAACGTCAAGGCATACTTCAATACTCGACAGTTACTTGAGCGTATCAAAAAACAGTTTGTTGCAACAGGAAAAGTCATCAACCGCTATGGACGTCCTGTTGTCATTGATTCACCATTGGATCACATCTTCATCAGCTACTATGGACAGAGCACTGGTGTCGACGTGACCATGATGGGCTTCAAACAAGTCATCAATTCACTAGCAGAAAGGGCACCTAAGACGCGTCCTATCTACGTGCTTCATGATGCCCTGCTTCTTGATATTCCAAATGATGAACTACAGATTGTTGAAGCGTTTGATCAAGTCAAAGTAAAGGGCTATGTGCAGAAATTCTTTCTGAAGCTGGAGAAGATCACTTGAACGATGTTATCGCACGCTACTTCACTGTTGTCAGTGAGAGACACGAACCAGAGAATATGATTGAAATATTGGTTCGTGGGATTGTTTGGGATCATGAGATCCGTGCTGCAGTTTGGCACATCCAAGAGCTTGAAGTTGTGTACAGCATGTTCCGCAAGTTTGAACAAGCTGAACGAAAAAAGTAAGATTGGAAAATGTTGACACCTGAGGACATCGAACAAAATTGGAAGCGTTTTTACTCACTTTGTGAGAAAACGGGAGATCGAGCAGATGCGATCTTAAACATGCTCGACAATTTAGATGAACGTTTATGTCTGTGTCCAGCATCTGCAAAGACTGACTATCATGGTGCATTTCCGGGTGGTTTAGTCGATCATAGTTTGCGAGTTTTGAATAACCTCGTTGCTCTCAACAAGACCTACAACTGGAAGCTCTCGAAAGAGAGCATGATCATCGCTACGTTGTTTCATGATGTTGGTAAGGTAGGCTTACCAGGCAAGAGTTCTGACAATGACTTTTACATCGAACAGACTGATAGTTGGCGGCGAGACAAATTGGGGGAAGTCTATCGCTATAATGATGCGTTAGCGTATCTTTCGACGCCAGATCGCAGCGTCTTCATCATGCAACACTACGGTGTCAAGTTGACAGTAGATGAATGGTTGTCCATCAAACTCAATGACGGATTCGTTGTCCAGGAAAATAAGCCTTACTGTCTAAAAATCAGTCCTCTCGTCTATGGTGTTCAGACAGCTGACTACATTGCGACGATGGCTGAAAAAAATGTTGAATATTGGCCTGCTTCAGAGTGATTTTCCTCATCGAGCTGTTGATGTAGCCTATTTATGAGCATGAATAAACTGCTCAGGTCTTATCTAAGGCTAGCGGTGCAAGAGGCACACCTTGCAAGGGTGCCCAATCAGCTTATTTCAGCGGATGAAGAGAATGCGGATGAAGGCGACGAAGATGTCAACGAGTTTTGTGGAGTGGGAAGTGCAGGCGCTTCGAGCTCTGGCAATATGATGGGTTTTTCGGGCCCCTTGGGCGGTGGTTCTTCTTTTCCAAAGCGGAAGAAGAAACGTACCAAAAAGTGACATCATAGTTTTCTAAAAATCATACATGATTGTATATTGTTTCACAAATTTGGTGAACAACAAGAAGTACGTGGGTGTGACATCACAAACACTGGATGGTCGTTGGGATCGCCATATTGTGTGCGCGCGAAATGGTTCTTCATATCGATTTCACCAAGCAATTCGTAAGTACGGAGCTGATGCGTTTGAAAGTGTCGTACTTGAAGAATGTTCGACATCAGAAGAAGCATGTGCTCTAGAACGTACGTGGATCCAACTGTTAGGTACGAAACACTATAAGTTGGGTTATAACATGACAGATGGTGGTGACGGTGCACCTGGGCGTGAAATTAGTGAAGCTACACGTGAAAAGCATCGTCAAGCACAATTGGGCAAAAGACATTCAGAAGCGACGAAACAGAAAATGCGTGAATCGCATATGAATCACAAAGTGTCAGATGAAACGCGAAAGAAATTGAGCGACCTTAAGAAAGGTGAAAATCATCACTATTATGGAAAACCAAGTGAAGATCATCCTTGGTTTGGCCGAGTTCATTCTGAAGAAACTCGTAAAAAGATTAGTGAATCACAGAAACTTCGTCTTGCTAAAAGACGCATGAACAAAAAACAGAACAAAGATACGATCTGAGAGTCTACACCGGTGTAGATGACAGATCAAATTAAGGAAAACGGAAAGAGGTTAATTATGGCGGTAGACTTAGAGGCCATTCGCAAGCGTGTCCAAGAACTTAGCGGACAACGCAAGAATTCAAACGTCCAATTGTGGAAGCCGGATGCTGGCGAATACAAGGTTCGCGGCCTTCCATGGAAGAGCACTCCTGATGGAATGCCGTTCATTGAACGTCGATTCTATTACATCGGCAATAACCCGGGAATCTTGGCTCCAAGCCAATTTGGAAAGCCAGATCCTATCAATGATCTGCTTCGTAAGCTTTATTCGAGTGGTAAGCCAGATGATAGACTGATGGCAAAAAAGTTGTCTCCAAAGATGAGAGCGTATATGCCTGTCATCGTTCGAGGACAAGAAGACAAAGGTGTTCAAGTTTGGTCGTTCGGTAAGATGGTTTATCAACGTTTGCTTGGCTTTTTTACCGACGAAGATGTTGGTGACATTCTCGATCCCAATGAGGGTTTTGATCTGAAGGTCACATTAGCGATGTCTCCCAAGAAGGTAGATGGTCGTTCGTTTCTTGACACTGTCATTGATCCAACTCGACGTACGTCAAAGTTGTCTGATGATCCTGAGCAAGCCAAAAAGTGGCTTGATAGCGTTCCAAACATTGATGACATGTATCGTCAAAAGACGGAAAAAGAAATTGAGCAAGTTCTGAATACTTGGCTTGCTGGTGGTGCTGCTGGCGATGAAAGTGACGATGAAGGAACTGGTCGTGGTCAAGAGCGCTCAAAAGATGCTCTGGATCAGCTAGTCGACGAAGTCAAAGCTGAAGTAAAGTCAGAGGCGCCTTCTGAAGCCATGGCCGCAGTCAAAGAAGCCGCAGCTGCTAAGGCACCCAAAAAGAGCACAAAGAAGGCACAAGATCCTGATCTTGATGGTGAATCAGAGACTCCGAAACAATCGCTGGATGATGCATTCAGTGAATTGATGTCAGACGACGAGTAAAGGATAAACAATGGCAAAGGCAGCTAAAACAGCTGCCGTAGCTCCTGTTGATAAGGGTGAGCTCGATGAGCTCACCTCGTCTTTGATCAAAGATATCAACAAAGAGTTCGGCATGCGTGTCGCTTACAATCTAGGCGAAACTGAAGCACCGACAACGGTGAAGCGGTGGCTTGATACTGGTTCGATCCAGCTCAATTATGCAATTAGGAATGAGGCCGGAGGAGGATATCCTGAGGGGCGAATTATTGAAATCACTGGTGCTCCCTCGATTGGAAAATCACATCTTGCATATCATGCTGCAGCTGTCACCCAAGCCTTAGGCGGTATCGTTGTTTACATCGATACTGAGAATGCAACCCCAGTTGAAAAATTGGGCAAGATGGGCATCAATGTCAAACAAGGTTTTGTTTATTGTGACACGCATTGCACAGAAGAGGTTTTTCAGATCATTGAATCTTTGATCTTAAAAGCCAAAGTTGCTATGTCGAAAGGAAAAGATCGGCCCTTTCTTGTGGTGTGGGATAGCGTTGCAGCATCTTCTCCAAAAGCTGAGCTTGAAGGAGATTATGACAAAGATACCATCGGTTTACAAGCTCGAGTTATCAGCAAAGGCATGAGAAAGATGACCGGTGTCATCGGTCAAAACAATGTAACATTGTTGTGTCTAAATCAGCTGAGAACAGCGATTGGTGTTACACACGGAGATCCCGATATTTCTCCAGGAGGTAAAGCAATCCCTTATCACGCCTCTCTGAGAATCAAATTGACGTCAGGCACACAAGTCAAGGATCCAAAGACAGGCAATGTCATTGGTATTCATGTGATCATGACAATTAAGAAGAACAAAGTCGCTCCACCATTTCGAAAGTATGAATTTGATATCATCTTTGGTAAGGGAATTGTAGAGCATGAGTATATCTTCGATGAGGTCAGAGCTTATTGCGATAAGAATAAGGTCTTGATGGACTACACTGACGCAAAAGGCAACAAGACCAAGATCAACGCTAACATTAGCGGTGTGTCAGCATGGCGTTTGTTGGTTGTTAGTGATGAAACATCTGGTGAAGTCTTGGTAGAGAAAAAGTTCTACAAGAGTGAATTTGATCAAATCATGAACGATCCCGCATACAAACCTTTCATCGACAAAATTATTGATTGTACCTACACACAAGGTGCTAGTGGTGATTCTTCAGGAGAAGGTGAATCTCCTGAAACTGATGAAGGGGATGTTTGATGATCAACGTCAAGATTGTTAAATTAGATCCTGAAATTCCAACGCCTCAATATCAAACTGCTGGATCTGCAGGCTGTGACGTACATTCTGCTGAAGATGTAAAAATTCCACCCGGCGAGAGGGTATTAGTCCGTACTGGCTTGAGGATGGAAATTCCTGAGGGCTTTGAGTGTCAGATTCGGCCAAGGTCGAGTCTAGCTCTAAAACACGGAGTGGTTGTCTTCAATAGTCCGTCTACCATCGATTCAGATTATCGTGGTGAGTTAGCGATATTGTTGATCAATCAAGGCAGTTCGTTGTTCAAGGTCGCAAAAGGTGATCGAATCGCCCAATTTGTCTTTGCAACGGTAACTGTCGCTTCTTTTGAAGATGTTGATGAATTAAGTGACACTAAACGTGGTGAAGGCGGCTGGGGCTCTACTGGTGTAAGGTAATGGACGCTAAAGTTCAGTGGCAGGTCAATTCTGACGTCAACACATTGGTAGATTCAATCACCAAATGTAAACAAGAGTTGGTGACTTCGTGTTTTTGTAAACACGGCATGTCCAGCAAGCTAGTAAAGTGTGACGTCTTTGCTAGTGATAAAATGCTGGAGTTGTTGCAACTCAGTGAGCTGTGGACACCTTGTATTGAAATGACAGAAGAAGACGTCACCGTACCTCTCAATCGGCGTCAGAAAAAAACTACTATGTTAGTCGCTGATTTCGGAAGTTTTAAACTTCATCGGATGAAAATTCTGAAAGAAGCTCGCCTTCGTGTAGTGGTAACAATGCAAGCAGAAGCTGAATCAGCTGAGCAACTATGGTTTGGTGACGTGGAGATCGAAAAGTGAAGAACGCTAAAGAGTTTTTAGAATTATGCCATCGAAGATTTCCACCACCACGTCCTGATCTACGACACACCCTCTCTTTGGAAAAGGGTGTGTTAGTGTTAACGTTGATGAAAAATGACTATTCTTGTCATCGTTTCAATCTTGACAATGAAGATCTAGACAAGTGTGCTCCGCAATTGCTTGCCGAACTCATTACGATTGATCGAACACCTTCAAAAGGCGCTCCAAAACCGCCATCGAGTTCACCTAACTCCGTCGCTTAGTCTTCAGTTGACTATCACTATTTACGGGTGAAGGCTTTGTCTTTGACACGCTAGCTTTTCCTTTGAGCTTAGTGGTCGCATCGCGTTCAGGTTCAACAGGTTCAGTGTCGGCGAAGGGGTCGACATTTTTCTTTGTCGCACTGTCTCTTGGACTGCCAGGGATATTTGTCTTTTCTGCGTGTGGATCTACGCCTGTTTTTTGCTTTTTGCGATAATGAGCCTGTGCAACGCTTTCAGTGAAACCAGAGTCGAGCAACACAATCCTACCATCTGGTGTCTTCCCCCAGTGATCCATTGTGCCCTTACCTGCTAGGTCTCCAAACATCATGTTGTTGCTAAATGCGAAGTTTAGCACCGTTTTGACAAATTGAGGAGAGTCTGGATCGGGTTGTTTATTGTCGTACCCGATGTTCATGAAATATTGAAACTCTGGCCACGACACGCCGGCTAATTTTTCAAATTCCTTTTCATCAGTAATCGGCTTGACAAGGTCAGAAATGAGCCAGCTGTTATTTGGACCACTCGAGTAGATCTTAGAGACAATAGGTTTCGTCTTTGGGTTAGTGAAGACGTCTATTTCAGCTTCGTTTTGTCCGACGCCAGCTTTGTTGATTGCAATCTTCAACGCATATTTGCTGCTGAGTAAGAATGTTTTTCTAGAGCTGCCCGTTCCGATTGGTTCAAGGAATTGTTCTGCATAGTTCATCGCAATGTGTGGTTCATCGAATTCTTTGAACTTATTGATGCTGAACTTTTCGCCCATCTTGCTAGAAACGCCTTTTTCTGTGCGGATCTTTTCAATGACTAGGCCGATCATCTCACGGAGCAAGTTGACATTCATGGTTTAAATAGGCGCATGTACTGTGTTGGATGAAGGAGTAACTTTACAGTATGTCAAATGACGTACGTTCTTATTCTGCGTATCTCTAATTAGATCATGGGAAAACAACGACAATGTCCGCATGCTGAGTTAACACCTGAATTCATCATCAGATTGTCAGAAGAATTTGAAGCAGGTTCTTGCATCCCAGAATTGATGGAGCGTTACGGCTGGTGCAGGAATAAGATCACCAAACTTTTACGCCAACAATTGGGCCCTAGATACAAAGCAATTGCTAAGAAGATCGCTCAAGATCGTCGCATTGATGGTTCACGTAAGGCGAATAATTTACGACGTGGCTTTAAGCAGACACCTGAATGGATTGCGAAAAGGGTCTTAAGGGTTAGGGGACAAAAACGAACTGCTGTTCAACGATTGCATATTTCAATAGCTGCGCTGGCCAGAAAAAGCACCGGCCGCGACGCAGAAAGTTACAAAAGAGCGGGTGCGAAAGCAAAAGATACAAAGTTGAAGAATGGCTCTTATGATCGTCATAGTAAATTTCTTGCTGAATTGCATGCCAGTGGAAAATTCTACGCGAACGAAAGTCATCGTTACGGCGTTAAATCGACGTACGTTTCAAACAAAACAGGTATCATAACACGTTGTGATTCAAATTTCGAACGTTCTCGAATGGAACAACTTGACGCAGATCAGACTGTAATTTGGTGGACGAAAAAGCATCATATCATCATCCCATATATTACGTCATCAGGTCAAACACGACGCTTTATACCAGATTTCTTAATTACTTTTAGTGATCAAACGCAAATGATTGAAGAACTGAAAGGTCGTAACTACGAACCTGAGGTCAACAGATTGAAGTTTGAGGCATTGAAGTTTTACTGTCAAGAACGTGGATTGAGAGCACAATGGACATGGCAGAAAATAAAAGACCAGTTTTGATAGTTGACGCAATGAATGCGTTCGTACGTGCGTACTGCGCATATCCCACGATGTCTTCACACGGTTATCAGATGGGAGGTTGCATGGGTTTCCTAAAGACCCTAGGACGAATAGTTTTTGAAACTCAACCATCTGCAGTCTACATTGCCTGGGAAGGTGGCGGTTCCAGCAGGCGAAGATCGTTGTTGTCAAGTTATAAGTTGAATCGTGCTCCGGGTAAACTCAATCGGTTTTATGAAGATGACATACCTGATACAGAAGAGAATCGTAAGCATCAATTGCTTTCTTTGCTCGCTATGTTGAAGTGTGCTCCTGTTTGTCAACTCTATGCCTCTGATTGTGAGGGTGATGACCTCGTGGCCTACCTATGTTGCGGACCG